AAGCATTAAATGTTCCTGTATCACGTCTTGAACAACAAAGTGGATTAAACTTCGGTCGTGCGGCTGAAATTAGTCGTGACGAATTGAAATTTGCTAAGTTTGTGAATAAGCTACAAAACAAATTTGCTACGCTATTCCTTGACTTATTAAAAACACAATTGTTATTGAAGAATATCATCACGGAACAAGATTGGGAAGATATTCGTTACGATATTAAATTTACCTTTGAGCAAGATGCGTATTATGCAGAATCAAAGCGTCAAGAAATGATACGTTCACGTGCTGAAATTCTTGCACAGCTCGATCCATACGTGGATAAATATTTCAGTAAGGAATATTTACAAACACAAGTTATGCAATTTACTGAAAATGAAATTGCTGAAATGGAAAAACAAATTAAAGAAAATCCAGGAATTATTCCAATAGAAAATACCCCACCGGGAGAATCCGTATGACAAATATTCGCTCATTAGTTGATAACATCACAGCAAGTGATAATGTCAGCGCACAAGAAAAAATTGCCGATATCATGGCAGAAAAGTTACAAACACTGCTTGACCTTGCAAAGATCGAAGTGGCACAAGGCATGTTTAATACTTGTGAAGAATGTTCACAAGAAACCATTACCCAAGAACAATATGATGCATTGTCAGAAGCTGAACAAGCTGACTTTGAACTTATTGACGAAGCCTTGATGGGTAATCAAACTAAGCTTGATGCCAACAAGAATGGCAAACTTGATGCCCAAGACTTCAAGATGCTTCGCGCCAAGAAGAA